AGCCGTGCGGGACGAGCTCGAGGCGCTCGCCGCGCAACATGACGACCGGCTCACGCCGGAATTGGTGGTCGAGACCGCGAGACGGCACCCCGGGAGCGCCCTGCATCAGTGCTTTACGTGGGATGTGGAGCACGCGGCCTATGAACGGTGGATCGACCAGGCGCGAGAATTGATCCGGCGCGTGAGGGTCGAGATCCAGACGGAGGAGCGCACCTATACCGTGTCGGCGTATCTCCGCGATCCCGGCGTCGAGCCGTCAAAGCAGGGCTACGTCTCGATCCGCGTGCTCCAGCGCGAGCCGGAGCAAGCGCGGCTCACCATCCTCCATGAATTCGCCATGGCCGAGTCCTATCTGCAGCGGGCGCGCGACCTGGCCGCCGCTCTGCAGGTGGCCAAGGCCACGGATCGCGCCTTGGCCGCGGTCGCGGACGCAAAGGCCGTGGTGACCGACAATGGAGGCGCTGTCGGATGATCGCATGGCTCGGCATGGCATGGCACGGCCGGGCTTGGCTAGGCGCGGCGTGGCGGGCGCGGCAAGGCGGGGCTTGGCGCGGTAAGGCCGGGATTGGCCTGGCTTGGCACGGCAAGGCAGGCGAGGTGCGGCCGGGCGAGGCTGGGCTGGACGCGGCTTGGCTTGGCCTGGCAGGCGTATCAGATACCACCATCAACAAAAAAGGAGGTCTCTTATGCGGTGGTCAATCATGATGATCGGATTGTGGATGCTGACGCTCGTGGGGTGCTCCTCGGCGACGTTCGATTGGGCGAGGACCTGCGAGGCGAGCCGGGACGGTTACCAGTCATGCCGGTACGACTATCGCGGATCCTATGCGCTCGCGCCGGCATGCACCGGCGGGTGCTCTGGCCAAGCGGGCACCGAGGCGATTGCATCGCTCAAGTGAGGATGGATTGACAGGCGCAAAGGCGATGCCCTATCATCGCGCCTCATTATGAGCATGCCGGCTGAGGTCGAGCAGCCTAGAATGGTCTGGCGGTCCGAGCAATCGGGCCGCCGAACCGAGGAAGCCCTGGAGGGGACTCGACCCCCCTCTGGGGCTTTCTGTTGAGGAGCACTATGCCGAGCCTGCCCTATTTCGCCTTCTATCCGGCCGATTGGCTCTCTTCTCCACGGATTATGTGTACCCCGCTCGCCCAACAAGCGGCCTATCTGCGGCTTCTGTGCGCGTGTTGGCTCTCCGGGGATTGCTCGCTTCCTGATGATGACACACACCTTGCGGCCCTGTCTGGTTTGCCGCGCGATGAAGTGAAAAATCTTCGCCACTTTTTCGTCATTCACCCGACAAAACCGAGTGCGCTAACCAATCCGAGACTCTTTAGTGAGTGGGAAAAATCTCAGCGGATTACACAGAAGCGCTCACAAGCCGGCAAAAAATCAGGGAAATCTAGACGAACAAACAACGAACACACCGCGAACAAAACGCGAACAAAACACGAACAAAACGCGAACAAAACAGGAACATGTGTTCGCATATCAGAATCATATTCAGATATCAGAATTCAGAAGTCAGAATCAGAGTCAGAATCAGAGTCAGAAAAAGAATTCAATCCTTCCGCGCCGGACGAAAAAAGCGCGAAGATTTCCACGCGGCAGAGGCCGCGTGACACGGACGAATCGAGCTCTCCCATCGCGGAGACCTGGCGCGCCTATGCTGCGGCCTACCAGGCCCGCTATGGCATCCCGCCAGTCCGGAACGCGAAGGTCAATGCGTGTCTCACGCGGTTTGCGCGACTGATCCCCTTGGCCGAAGCGCCTGCGGTGGCTGCGTTCTACGTCGGTCACCCGGGGCTCTACTATGCGCGTCGCGGACATCCAGTTGAGCTGATGGTTCGCGATGCGGAAAAGCTCCGGATGGAATGGGCAAAGAATCGCCCAATCACTGAGCACGAGGCGCGACAGATGGATGGGCGGGCGGCGCGTGGGCGGATGTGGCAGGAACTCATCGAGGAGGTGGCGCATGACGCAGGAACTCGTGAAAGCCTTAGCGGTTACCACGGAACTTTTGGGGGTGCAGTGGTCGAAGGAGACCGCCCGAGCGGTCGCTGATCAGTTGGCGGGCTACCCGCTCGCCGACGTGCAGACCGCGCTCGCTAGATGCCAACGGGAATTGCGTGGCCGGTTGACGCTCGCAGACATTCTCGACCGCCTGCCTGGTGGGCATCCAGGCCCCGACGAGGCATGGGCCATTGTGAGCCGTGGATTGCGCGATGAATCGGTCACGGTGGTCTGGACTGATCAGATGCGTGAAGCCTTCGGCCCCGCCTCAGCGCTCGCCGACGACCCTGTCGCGGCCAGGATGGCCTTCCGCGACACCTACCAGCGTCTCTTGGCCGAGGCACGTGCCCGAGGAGCACGTCCTACCTGGTCAGTGAGTCGCGGTACGGATCGCGCAGACCAGGAGCGACAGATCACTGAGGCAGTCCAGACCGGCAAACTCACCGTGACGCAGGCGCAACGGCTTCTCCCGCATCGAGACAATGCGGAGCTCTTGCGCTTTGCGAGTTCACTCGCCGAGCGACTACCATGACGCGCGAAGAATTCGGCATCGGGCGCTACGCGGCGATCCAGACCATCGGCGGGCTCCAGACCGTCCAGCAGCACTACGCTCACGCGGTGCATCGGTCGGACCAACGCGCCATGCAAGCGGCGCTCGCTCGACGGGAGGCGCTCCTGGCGACCCTCGCCCAGCAGATGGCCGCGCTCCCGCCGGACGACGCGGCTGAACTAGCCCACCGATACCCCTGGATTACGGGATCATCGCCAGAGCGGTCGGCGACGCAATCTGAGAATGGGCGAATTTCGCACGCAACGGGCACAGGAAACGAGATCGGTAGATGACCCATGGGATACATCGGACCCAAAAATTTTATGCGGATTTCAACGAGAATGCCCCTAGAACGCACAGAATTGGCTTACAACGAGTTGGCCTGAATGTTGCACTAATACGCGCGCGACGCGCGCGCGCGAGGAACCGGGAGGTGAGGTCATGATGGCGCTACTCTGGCACGAGATCCCGCACGTCAGCGAACACTACCACCCTGGCGGGAGTCTACTGGCGGTCGCCGCAAACCTGGCCGACGCTCATAACATGATCCTCGAAACGATCGGCGCGCACTGCGAGGCGCTCACCGTCGAGCCGACACGCACCTGGACAGTCCCGGATGATAGCTTCCGGGAACTGTTCGTCTTTCCTGATGCGGGGTGCTGCTGATGCGCATGTGTCCATACTGCGGGCGAATTTTCTCTCCGATCCGACGCCAACACTACTGCTCCGCCTCGTGTCGCACTGGGGCCTGGCGGGCGGCGCATCGGCCACCAAAGCCGGAGCGACCGCGCCCCTGTCGATTCCTGATCCCGCGCGGCCCCAAGTCCATCGAGACGCGCCACTTGCACTGCGAGACCTGCCGGCGGGCGACCCCCCACACCGTCGAGGATCTCTGGCTGCGGTGCGGCGAGTGCGGGACCTGTTGGAGTTGCGGCCTGCGGAGTCGTATCCCCTGTGCCGATTGCCGCGCCTGGCGCACGCAGGATGACCCATGCCCCGTCGATCACGTCTGACGCCGGACCAATGGGCCGAGGCGCGAGCGATGCGCGAGGCCGGCGCGTCATTGTCGGATGTCGCGGCGCATTTCGGCGTGGATCGGGCGTTCATCTCGCGGAAAGCCCAGGCCGAGCAGTGGGGCGACGGCAGCGATATCGGACATCTGCTCCGCGCGAAAGTCACGGCACAAAGTCACGGAATCGGCACAGCCGTGACCTTCGAAAAGCGCGAAAAAGCGATAGAATCCGCCGCGAGCAAGATCGTCGCCGTCCTCGAACGGCACAGGGAAGAAGTCAATGCGGCACGCGAGCGGCTCTATGCCGGCATCAAGGCGCATAAGGCGGCGACGACGCGGGCGGACAAGCAGCTCGCGTTCGAGGATCTGAAGGCGGCGAAAATCTCCGCAGAAACCCTGATGCTGATCCAACGGATGGAGCGCATCAGTTGGGGGCTCGACGAGACCGGTGGGAAGCCGGAGATTGTGATCGAGCGGAGCTATGGGCATATGGAGACGGACACCGACGGAGGGAGCCATGGCTGACCGGCTCCGTGCTCCGGTGGGGTGGTACGGCGGCAAAGGGAACATGGTCGCCAAGCTCCGTCAGCATGTCCCTTTAGGGGGTCGCCCCTACTGCGAACCGTACATGGGCGCGGCGAGCCTCTTGTTCGCCCGCCCGCCCGCGCCGGTCGAAGTGCTGAACGATCTGGACGGCGATCTGGTGAACCTCTTCCGCTGTTTGCAGGACCGTCGCCACTATCGAGACCTGCGGCATCGTCTCCGCCATACCCTCTATGCCCGCGCCGAGTTCGGGCGGGCGCTCGAAATCCTCGCGAGCGATGAGCGCGATCCCGTGCTCCGCGCCTGGGCGTTCTTCGTATCGAGGAATCAAGGGTTTTCCGGAACGGCGCGGACAATCGGGAATTGGGGCCGCGCGTTCATCAGTAAAGGCGGGTGTGCGGATACGGTCAATAGCTGGCTCATGCGACTCTCGATGCTGGATGCGTGGCATCAGCGGCTCCTCCTCGTGCAGATCGAGCAACGCGACGCCCTGGAGGTGATCCGGTATTGGGACACCCCAGAGACGGTCTTCTATGTGGATCCGCCCTACCATCATGAGACGCGACGAGATCGGCAGGTCTATGCCGTCGAGTCGGATCACGACCACCATGTGCAGCTCGTCGAGACGCTACTGGCGTGCCAGGGCGCGGTGGTGCTCTCGGGCTACGATCATCCGGTCTATGCCCCCTTGACCGATGCTGGGTGGAGCGTCACGCGCTACGAGACGGCCTGCCATGCCGCCGGCCGATCGCGCAGCTCGGGCCTCCAGGGATCCGGTGCCTGCCGGGAGAAGGTGCCGCGTACCGAAGTGGTCTGGGCGAATCCGCGCGCCGTGGCCGCGTGCCAGCACACGCCACCGCTGTTTCAGAAGCTATGGGCAGACTCACACTGAATCGGAGGACTCATGACGACGCGCAAAGACAGTGCTCCACTGAGAGTCGAGATGTTACAGATTGACCAGCTTCAGCCGTATGCGCGCAATGTGCGCACACATTCAGATTCACAGGTGACACAGATTGCGGCTAGCATCCGAGAATTCGGATTCACCAACCCGGTGCTGATCGATGGCAACGGGAACATCATCGCAGGGCATGGCCGCGTCCTGGCAGCGCGCAAGCTAGGCATGCAGGCAGTCCCCTGCATCCGCCTAAAGCATTTAACTGAGACACAGCGGCGCGCCTATATCATCGCTGACAACAAGCTGACACTGAATGCCGGATGGGATGAGGAACTGCTGGCGCTCGAGCTGAAAGAGCTTGTTGAACTTGGATTCGATCTCGATCTGACGGGATTCAGCGTCAATGATCTCAAACTCTCAGCGATTGATGCTGAATATCCGCCAGTGTCGAGTGCCCAGGAAATTAACGTTAATGAATACCGCATGAAACACAAGTGTCCAAGGTGCGGTTTTGAATTCAATGACGGCGGAAAAGCCTGAGTGTGCATGGAGTCTGAAAGACCTTGAGTCAGTGCCTAAAAACGGACTGAAGGTCATGAGCACTTTTGCATGCGGCGGTGGCTCCAGCATGGGCTACAAGCGTGCGGGCTGCGACGTAATTGCAGCCAATGACATAGACCCAGAGATGGCTTGGCACTACAAGCTAAACCTGAACCCGAAGCACTATTTCCTTTGTCCAATTGTCGACCTGATCAACCAAAACCTGCCAGATGAGCTTTACAACCTCGATATTCTCGATGGATCGCCGCCATGTAGCACGTTTAGCATGTCAGGCAGCAGGGAGAAAGCATGGGGCAAAGAGAAGCACTTCCGAGAAGGCCAGACTAAACAGGTGCTAAGCGACCTGTTCTTTGACTACTTGATGCTCATCGAAAAGCTCAAGCCTAAGGTTGCCATTGCCGAAAATGTCAAAGGCATGTTGATCGGCAATGCAAAGGGCTACACCAAGATGGTCATGGCTCGGTTTAAAGAGATCGGCTACAGGCCGCAACTGTTTCTGTTGAATGCTGCAGATTGCGGGGTGCCGCAAAAACGAGAACGAGTGTTTTTCGTCGCCGTGCGCAATGACATTGATGTATCACCGCTAAAGTTGGCTCCAAGGCATAGGTGGATCAGCGTCGGAGAGGCGACAAGAGACTTGCAGGTGCTGACTGAATCAGAGCTTGTTGATACGGCACCACTGAAAACGGATCGCTTGTTCTATCACTTAACCAAGCCAGGCACTTCTTATAAGGCAGCCTGCATGCAGTTTCGCAAGAAGTCATCTTTCTTTAATCACGTGCGATTACACAAAGACAGGCCTGCTCCAACCATTGCAACTCATCATATCGTTTACAGTCATTGGTCAGAAATGCGTAAATTGACATTCAGAGAGATCAAGCGCATTGGGTCATTCCCTGACGATTACATTGCCAAGACAGACAAGATCGGCAAATACATGGTCGGCATGAGCGTTCCGCCGAAAATGGTAGAACAAGTCGCACGCGCAGTGATTGACCAGTGG